TTATTTAGCAAGTTTGATTTGTCCTTGTTCTGTTCCGAAAAATCCTGTTTGTACATTCAACAATAAATCTTTGCTAGATACTACATCAGCAGGAACATCAAATACAATTTTTCCTTTGAATTCTAATCCTGGATTAATCTTTTGTAAGAAGAATCCTCCACCGGCTTCATTTGCATAAATATCTGCAGTCGAGTCGGCTTCATACTCAACGTCACCAACTTTTAACTTGAAGAATGTAGAATCAGTTGTGATAGCTTCTTTCGATTCATTTTTTACTGCTACATCAACGATAAGGTAAGTTCCTTGAGCAGTTTGACCAAATCCCTCAGGGCCAACAGATGCAGCAGTCGAGGTGCCGGCAGCTGTAAATACCACATCTCCTACTTTTGTAGGCTCATTCAGTCCACTTACCTTAGGTTCTTCTTTCTTTTCTTCAGGTTTTGCAGAATTGTTTTCTGCTTTCTCTTCTTCCTTAGGCTCATTAGATGCCTGTTCCTCATCTCCACCAGTAGCCATACTGATAATTACTGATAGAACGATTAGGCCAATAAATCCCAAACAGCCCATTTTAAAAAACTTCTTCATGAAAATTTCCCCCTATGTATATGTGAATATATTGTATAAATGGGTTCGAAACCCAGTGATACCTAAAATAAATACACAGAACCAATGTCCTTGATGCATTAGTCGTGTGCGAATACTACTGTTATTACTCTAAAATTTTTTTAGGTGTACCATCTCCTGCGGTACACCTTGCATTGCAGCAAGTTCATAGATGCTAGAATGATAATTTTTATGAATTACAGAATCAGGAATCAACAATTCAACTGCAAAGGTATTTGCTTGAACTTCTATTTTGTCTACCGAGAAAAAGGTGTTTGCTCTTAGAAAAGGAGTATTAACCCTTGGATGCAATTCAGAATGTCCTAGTTCATGAGAGACTGTAAATAATTTTAAAAAATTCTCTAAGTTGGAATTTATATAAATAAATTGGTTTCTTCTTATATATTTATAAAAACCCAAAATTTCAGGATGAAGATCCTTCTCGAATACATAAATTTTTTTGGCTGCAGCTATTTCGTAAGGATTGTTTGTACCATATTGATTGATTAAGCCCTCAACAACTTTTTTTACCCAAGTCATAAATACTCACGCCTTAAGATTATTCTTTGTTGTTATATTTATTAGGTGCATATTTCTTATTAACGAGAGTCGCTATACGTTCAGCATGTTCCAAAGCTTCCAGTAGTGATTCGATTGCTTCCTCACTCATGGGTTCACCCATGAAGTTTAATCCATCACCTTCCGGACTAGCCTCCAATAAGTCTTTTTTCATTTGCTTCATACGTTTAGCTATGTCTTTTTCGTCTTTGTCTGATAACTCCACAACTTTCTTCGAAGTAGATCTGCCCTGTAAATAGTCAGTTGATACATTAAATATGTCCGCTAATTTATTTACAGTTTCAATAGGTGGCTGTTTTGTACCGTTTTCATAAGAAGTGTAAGTAACTCTTGCAACCCCTATAAGGTTCGCGACATACCCTTGAGTAAATTTGCTATTTTCCTTCTTCATTTCTTCTCTCAATTGTCTCAAACGTTTACCTAATATGTTCATCTCTTCCACATCTTTTCCATGTTTCTTATAGCCTATTATAGTGTTACTTAAAGAAACTTTAAATAGGATGTTACTATTGGTATAAAAAAACTTTTTATTTGTGTTGACATGTTACTTTAGGGAACTTATAATAAAACCATAAAGTTACTTAAAAGAACATTTCTCGGAGGTGAAAAACTTGCGATACTGGTTGAAAGATCACCGGACTAAAAGAAAATTAACTCAAGAAGAAGTAGCCAAGTTAAGCGGCATCTCAAGAAGTTTTTATACTCATATTGAGGCTGGAACAAAAACACCGAGTGTAGAAGTAGCAAAAAAAATATCAAAAACACTCAGTTTTGAATGGACACTTTTTTTTGAAAATGAGTGTTCCTTAAAGGAACAAAACTCAGCATAAGGAGCTGACACATGAATCTCACCGACAAAGTTGCCTGGGCTGAGATCAAACTCAAAATCCTGCAATCAGCCATGATGATCAACGATGGTTACTCAGATGAAGAAGTCATTGTTCATCTTTTGGAAGCTGTTGAAATTCTTGAAAACACTCAACCACAGGAGGTATTCAAATGAATCAAAAGCAAAAGTCATTCGTTGTACAAAAAATTATTCAAACACTTGCTGAAAATAAGGTCAGCTATGCTGAGGTTACTCAAATACTTGCAGAGTTGGAAGTTGAGCTTAAGGAAATGTCCCAGCAGCAAATCATTCAAATCCCATAAGGAGGGTTGAGCGTGCAACTTAAAAATTTGATTAGGCAGGAACACTTACAGGTTCAACGCAAAACCCTAACTGCCCAGGAAGTTGCTGATTACATCGGTGTTCACATCGACACGATTTACACAATGGTTCGTGAAAAACAAATCCCGCATTTCCGTGTAAGGCGGCGCATTTTCTTCTCAATGGAAACTATCAATGCCTGGATGCGGGACCAAGAACAAAAAAGTCTGGAGGCGATGTAATGAGTAATCTTGTTTTCATCGAAAATAACAAAGCTGTCACTGATAGTCTCACAGTTGCAGAAGTTTTCGGAAAAGAACACGCCAGGGTAATGCGAGACGTCCGGGAGCTTGGCTGCAGTGAAGAGTTTAGAGTCGGCAATTTCGCCGAGTCCTCATATGTAAATTCTCAGAACAAAGAAATGCCAAAGTACTTTATGAGCAAGAAAGGATTTACTCTACTTGCTATGGGTTACACCGGCAGAGAAGCCATGAAGTTCAAGGAAGCCTACATTGAAGAATTTGAACGTATGGAAAGTCAAATTAAAGCTCCTCGTGTTCTAACAGATAGAGAGCAGCTGTTAGCTTCCATGAAAATTACACTTGAAACATCTGAGAAAGTAGATCAAATCGAACATAAAATCATTTCTTTAGAACAAAAAGTTGAAGAGCAAATTACCCTTACCAGCGGTGAACAGCGCCGATTGCAAAAAGGGATTGCTCAAAAAGTTTACGAGGTTGAGAGTGAACCTAAAGTCCGACCAAGGCTATTCAGGGAACTCCACCGAGAAATTAAAGATCGATTTGGTGTTGCCAGCTATAAGGATGTAAAGCGAAAGGAGCTTCAATCAGCTCTTCGCTACATAGAAAATTGGATTCCTAGAAAGGTTTCATGAAAAGAGGGCACCGAAATAGTTTTAGACCCGATTCGGTGTACTTCCTTCATAAATATATTTTAATAGCAAAATACTAAAATTTGGGTTCCATACTGGAACTGTTCCATTTTGGAACATGGAAGGGAGGGAAAAAGGATTGACTTTCGGCGCAGTATTGAAAGCATGCCGGGAGCGAGCTGGTCTTACACAGGAAGAAATTGCAGAAAAACTACATCGTTCACGGAGTTGTATTTCAAAAATAGAATCAGATAGAAAAACACTGGATGTCTCCACTTTAATCAGGTGGGCAGATGCTACATCTGCTAAAGATGTTGCATGTGCCATTGTGACTGGTGTAGATCCAGTTATGATTATGCAGCAGTTAATGCCATTAATAGGAGGTTTACTTATATGGATCTAACCAGAAGAGAGAGGTTGGAACAGTTAATAAAAAAGTTGAAAAGTAAGGGAGTCAAGATTGACTGGGCTGTAAGAATCAGCACTCCAAAGGAGGGTTAATAAGTGGATCTTGGTTATGTGTTTGCAATCTATTTAGGAACTTGTTTTGTGTTCATCATGGGTATTCTGATTGGGGATTTCACTGCTACTGAAAGGAGTGGAAAAAATGAGCGAAAGGAGAGAGAAATATATTGAAATGGGTCTGCAGGCAAAGTCTTTAGTTGAGCTTCATTTGCAATATCCGAATCAATTCACTGCAGAAAATGTTCTTTCTAGTTTGTCAGAAGTCTATGAAGAGATAGGATTCAAAGCATTAAACAAAAAGAAAAAAGCAGCAAGCTCACGACAGCTCACTGCAAGATAGGACACACATCATTACGATTTGATCTTATCATAGCACATGCTAACCTACTCAGCAAGAATCTAACTTGCTGATCATCTTATTAAATTTTATGCAAAGGATGGACAAGTTATGCTCTTTTCAGTTGATTTTTCTATCCTGGTAAACGAAACCTTTCAAACAGTGCACTGGGCGTTTATTCCTGCGGACAGTGTATCTGAATGCCGGGAGGTAGCTCGGGAGATGAGAGAAAGTATTCCTGAAAGTAAAAATCATCATGTACACATTTTTATTGAACAATGATGCGGTCATTTAACGATCAATCAAGTGTGGTACTTCCTCACTGGCTGCTCGAAAAAGAGCAATTGCTCCCCGAGCATCTTTTTTTAGACCAGGTGCGGAAATATTTAACTCGCTATCCAGATTACAAGTTATTAAAAGTTGAAAATGGTTTTGCTGTTTGCGAAAGACTAAAGGGAGGATAAGAAATGGCTAAATTTAGAATGATCCATACAGACTTTTGGGATGATCCTAAAGTAGTCGAGGAAATGACAGCAGAAGACAAATACTTTTTCCTTTACCTGCTGACTAACTCTAATACTACTCAAATAGGGATCTACCAAATTACAAAAAAACAAATGGCGTTTGATATGGGGTATTCCCCAGAAAGCGTCAATGCCCTACTAGATCGGTTCATTAATCACCATAAACTGGTCCTCTATAACCCTGAAACAAGGGAAATTGCTATCAAAAATTGGGGACGCTACAACTTCAATCGAGGAGGAAAACCTGTACTTGATTGTGTGAGAGCTGAACTTAAAAATGTGAAGGATATTTCCCTTATCACATTTGTAGGTGAACGTATCGAGAAGGAAGAGATCAAAATAATTTACGATTCGTTCACGATACGTACCGAAAAAAATGGTAAAAAAAGTGAAACCCTATTAAATCAAGGTTTTGACGATACGTCCACGATAAGTGGACAAGAAAAAGAAGAAGAAGAAAAAGAAGAAGAAAAAGAAGAAGAAATAGCTGCAGCTAATAGAGCCGAGCTCATTAATCAATTTATATCTCTAAGAGGTCATGGATTTGCTCACTCTCCAAAAGATGAGGATGCTGCTGCTGAAATACTTTCTTCAGTTCCTTTGGATGAAGCTCTTAAACTTCTTAAGCAGAGATTTGATACTTTTGAGCCTAGACATAATCGTGATCGCATCAACAGCCTTGGTTATTGTGTTGGATATATACTCGATAAATTCATGGGAAATCTGAGTGAAGGGGATGCGAATAATGACAGCCGACAGAAGGTTTACAAGCATGGATCAGGTTTTGGCAGACTTGCAACAAAAAATGCAGAACAGGCCCTTAGAGAAGCAGAAGCAGCAAGGAGAGCATGGGGAGGATAATTATAATTGCTCAGCTTGTAAAGACACAGAATTTATTCTTTACAAGAACGATGATGGTTACGATGTTGCCAGGCCGTGTGATTGCCGAGAAAGAAACGCATGGAAAAGACGATTTAAAAACTCAATGATTCCTGATGAATTTACAAATTCCAATTTCGAAAACTACCAGCGTTTATCAAAAGTACAAGAATCTATGTATCAATCAACTTTTGATTATCTTAAGCTTTTTAAAATCGAAACAGGCACAGAAGGGCGCAAGAAGAAAATCATTCCTCCCTGGAATTTCGGATTTGTAGCAGTTTTTGGTGAACAACGACTAAAGGAGCTACCATCTTCTGAAAGGCCTGCGGTTAAACAAAAACACAATAACTACGGGATAGGGAAAACACATTTACAAGTTTCTTTAGCTAAGAGGCTAATCAAAGATGGATTCAATGTTGTGATCGTATCTGATGTTATGTTCATGGAGCAATTAATGCAGGCAAAAAAGATGAGTGATGAAGGTGAATCGTATAATCAACTGCTAAGAAACGTTCTAAATGCAGACGTCCTTATCTGGGATGACATCGGAAAAGTGAACTGGACGGAACCAAGAGAAAGAATGTATTACACCATCATCAATGAGCGATACAGGTCTCAGAAGCCAATTGTGTTTAATTCAAACGAAGATCGTGGAAGTCTTGCCGAAAAGATAGGCTATGCAGCTGCCAGCAGACTTATAGGTCAAGCAGATGAATTTTTGTTAGAAACTGAAGGCGCCGACTGGCGATTGAAGAAGGGAGCAAAAACACATGTGTAAATTATGCAATGGCACACACGTTATCCATGATGTAAGCAGTTTCTCCATTGTTTTTAATACCTGTCCTAATTGCGGACCAGCACCGGCAATTGATAATGAATTTGAGGAGTTTTGCCAAAGAATTTCTATGAGAAAAGCAGAACTTGAAAGCGCTAGACTCGTGAAAGAAGTGAGTTGATGGGATATCACAAGGAATCTCTTCTAAGGGACGCCAGGAGAAAAACAGTGATCGTTTTAGAGGAGTTGGACTTTATTTGGGATGATGCTGAACTCGCTGTACTAAAGGATTTATGGGATAGAGAATTTAGCATTTCTTGGATAGGGGAATATTTTGAAAGAGATCCAGATGAAGTCTTGCTTGCTCTCATCCATCTTGCTAGAAGTCATCGCATAGACAGACGGAAAACAGGTTTAAAGGGAGAGTAAGCCATCAACAAAATCTGTAGTGAGGTAACTCAATGGGGAAAAATAGCCAGTGTTCATGTTGTGGAAAATCGTTTCTGGTGACAACCGATGAAGTTTTATATTGCTCGGTTGAATGCCAGGAAAATCACAGCATTTTTAAGATAAATGAAAGGTACGTAAAGAGGGTGTGCTGACATGGATTTATCAAAGGCTACTAATCAGCAACTTTATGATATTGCAAAAGATGAATGTGCCAGAATGAAGGATCGTTATGCTGCAGCAAGGGAGCTTCAGTCAAGAAATGAGGAGGCTGGTGTGCCAGATGGCCAACAAAATTAAAAGGAAAAGACGGTTGGGAAGATCACTTACCCGTCGTCGTAAAGAAAGAGCAGATAGGGCTTGGAGAAACTATTGGGTTAAGGCTGGGGTTTTAAAAGGAGATCATCCTACTTTTTAACATAAGGAGTGTTGAAAATTGAATACCGTGCAGCCAATACGTGACATTGCAATGATTGCGGCCATGAAAGACGTTCTGATGAGACAGCACTATCGCAACTATTTCTTGTTTGTATTAGGCATTAACACCGGTTTGAGGATCAGTGATTTACTCACCTTGAAGGTGGGGGATGTGAGAGAAAGGTCGCACATTATTATCACAGAACAGAAAACAGGGAAGTTAAAACGGTTCAAGATCAACAGCGAGCTCCAGAAACATATCAGTGAGTTTACCATCAGCAAGGATGCGGCTGAGTATCTGTTTAAATCCCGACGCGGCGCCCAAAGGATTCACCGGGTGCAGGCTTGGAAGATACTAAATACCGCGGCAAAGGAAGTTGGGTTGGCCGAGATCGGCACGCACACGCTGAGGAAGACGTTCGGCTATCACTTTTACCAGAAATACAAGGACGTTGCCGTCCTACAGCAGATTTTTAATCATTCGTCGCCAGCAGTCACCATGAGATATATCGGCATTAACCAGGACATCATAGACGAGGCGGTTGATGGGTTTAGCTTATAAAAACAATTGAACAATAGGAGGGGAAAAAGATGAAAAAGATCATCTTTTTACTTGTAATCATCGCAGCTATCATGCTTGCAGGTTGCGAAGAAAGCGAATTGTACTATGAAGGAAAGCTTAGACCAGAAAGTGAAGTTGAAGAAATTATTGCAGATAAGCTGGAAGTCGAGAATCCTGATATGGATCTGGAAATTGATGTTTATGAAGAATCAGAAGATTAATAAATAAATTTTGTATTATGTTTCAGAAAAAGGAGGAGTAGGAATGAGTGAACAAAATGGAAAAGCCACCTCTGGCAAGGCGGCCGAAATCCAATTAAAAAGTAAAGTAAAGGTAAATCCAGATGATATAAAAAGACTTTTCAATGATTTACCATATGGAAAAATAACAGATGAACCTGAAAAGATTAAACCGTATAACGCTTCCAAGGAATCCTACTAATATGAACATTAGCTAAATATCTTACAATATCTTTTCTACCCTGGTAAGTAGGTATTCCTCTAGAGTCCTGCGCCATTAATATAAGTGGCATGCCAGGAAAGTGTCTTGAGAATCCTTGTCTTGCATCATCGATTGAGTGACTATTATTTAGAACATGAGGTTTTACTATTACTATCGCAAAAGTAATTCCTTGTTCTTTGATTACAGCTCCTTCAAATTGCATTTGATTCACCACCTTTCTGTATCCAATTATTCGACAAGAAATCGGGAAATCCTACAAGAAAATAGTCTATAAGTAACAAAAGAAATATTAAGTTTCATAGGCGGTGAGATCATGCAGCAGTTATCTATATTTGATGTTTTTGAGGATATGGAAAAGGACATTAAGCTTCAGGATATCGTCAATAAATCATTAATCACTGTGGATGGAATAAAAGTGGATAACAGCAAGATTGTAGCTGTTTATGTTCCAGATGCTCCTAACGATGAAGCAGCAGTCGCAACTTTAGAGAGTGGATTATATAAACATTATCGATTTGTGCATGGACACCTATATGAGTCTACATTATTTGAAAAATGGGAGCCTGGTTATTACTGGACCTGGTTAACAAAAGAGTAAAAATGTTAATCGAAAGGAGAAGGCAAATGGAAAATAAGCAGTATTGGGGAGTTTGTGTTGGTGAAGGGAAAGAAATGGATATTGTCAGAGTTTTTTCTAACTATGATCAAGCTTTAGAAGAATCTGCAATGTTTACGCTGGAAACAGGAATTTCCCATGATCAGTTGATTAGGAGGGAACCATGGCACGCTATATTGTTTGCTCCAGTCATATGAAAGCATCGAAAGTCAAAGGTGATTTCCCTGAAATCTTTTACACCTATATTGCAAATGATTCACATTTAAGCTGGCATTACACCCTCACTGCAGACCGCGAAAAGGCTTATATTTTTGATGAATTTGAATGGGAAGACGCTGAGTTTATAGCCAGTTGCTGGGGGATGCAAATAAAACAGTTGATTTGATTAGGAGGGAAAGAGGATGGCAAAAACGCACAAGTTAAAGATCTTACCAAAGTACTTTGAGCCTGTAGCAAAGGGAATTAAAAACTTTGAAATCCGTAAAAATGATCGTGAATTTGAAATTGGAGATAATTTGCTTCTCCAGGAATGCTGGAATGATCCAGAAGGACCAACATACACAGGCAGGGTTTTAGAAAGAAAAGTTATTTATATCTCAGACTATGAGCAAAAAGAAAACTATGTAGTCCTGGGCATTAGGTAAACAAAAGGTAGGAGGAGTTAATTAGATGAAGCATGATCTAAACAAGGCAGCTGCAGCCTATACAAAGTATGTTCAAGCATCTGGAGAAGAGTATATGGATATCGAAATTCCTTGTAACGCTGCAGACTTCATACCATCTTTAATCGAAGTTGCAGAAAAACAGGAACAAGAACTTGAAAGATTAAGAGAAAAGGAACGGATTTATAAAATCTCTGATGATCTATACAGAGAGAAGGTAAAGCCGATAAAACACTTCTTCCCGTTAGACAATACACCTGGAATCGGTCAGATTGTTGAGTTGGTTCAGAAACAGCAGAAAAAAATTGAAGCCTTAGAAACGGCTAATGATTTACTTCATGATGAAACAAAGGAACAGCAGCAGGAAATTGAGCGTTTGAAAAACACCATAGAAGTTATGGAGCATACATGGTCGCCAATTGATATATAGGAAACACAAGATAGAGGGAGTTGATTATATGGCACTTGGAGAAGTAACTGAATGGAAAATGACTGAGGAAGAACGCCTTGCTTATATTGCTAAGCATCCAATCCGACCGACAAAGAAAGCTGTAAAAAAAGCTAATAGCGCATTTGCGAATATTAGAGATGATTACAATTGGAGAGGTAAAAAAGGCGCGGAAGCTCGTTGGGGAACTAAATAATAAAAAAGCCAGGACTTCTCCCGGCAACCCACCTTAATTATACCATAAGGAGGGGTCTTGGTGACAGATGTTAAAGAGAAAGAAATTCAGGAAACATTAATAAAAGAGTTGAAGGATTACAGGGCATTAAAAGTAAAATTAGAGAATTTAAAAGAGCGCAGGGAAGCAGGCGTAATAGACCCTTTCCCATCCTTGTTGAACAGCGATATCCTAGATGAACTAAAAGTAAAGCAAATTGAAAGAGGTCTTAAAGAATCATTGGATCCGATTGAAAGAGGGATTATAGAATTAAAATATCTTAATCATAGAGAAATAAATGATATTGAAATTTTTATGTCATTGGGGTTGAAAAAAGGTAAATATTATGCAAAGAAAAATGAGGCTATTCGTCGGCTTTCTAAGGCACTCGGAATTATCTGAGTGTTTTTATTTTGGACAAAAAAACGGACAAATTTTGGAGGATTTTTGGACAAAACGGGTACCAAATTGGGCACCTTTTTATTTTTCCATTAAAGGTAACATTTTCTTATCAGCAAGTTAGCTGATGGGAGACGCATCTTTCCCTTATCAAGCGAGTCTATACGATGAAATATTCGTTATGGGCCGAGGGTGTACTCGATATGAAGTTATAGGTATTGAAGGGTGTAACCTTAGGGAGGAGCATCTGGAGCCGGAACGCGCTAGTCTCGCGGTACTGTATCGGGGAATCATGAAGTACTGTTTTGTTGTTTAGGTTTTGGCAGCAATCATACTTTTCTTGGTTTTTCCTCCCAGAGTAAAAGTAGGGATTGCAAATCTTTAAATGCTATTAGCGCAATGAGGTGATTGATATTAATTGAGTATGGAGTGAGCAAAACTATGAAATTTGCTGATCATTTAAATAAAAAAGAAATAAATTTATTTAATGAGCTTAAAAAGTTTCCCGATGTTATGAAAGATAAAGAAGTAGATAAGCAACAAGAACAACTTAGCCAAAGGGATTGGCTGGAATTAATGGGAACAAACAGAGATACTTTTAAAAGAGTTCGTGGGGCGGTGAAGAGAAGATGAATAAGAAAGGATTAAGAGGTGAATAACAATGAATGTTGTTCAGCCTATTCGAGATCCTGATGTAATTGATGGAATAAAGTCTTATTTTAGAACAAGAAGTTTAAGAAACTACTTGTTTTTTTGTTTTGGCATTTATTCTGGTTTGAGGGTAAGTGATTTACTCCAATTAAAGGTAGGGATGGTTAGGGGGAAAACTCATATAACCATGAAAGAACAGAAAAATCAACACAGAAAAAAATTCATTATACATCCAAGTATTAAAGAGGACTTGGAGAGATTAATTGCTGGAAAGAATGATGAAGATTATTTATTCTCCAGCAGGCAGATCAAAAAGAAAAATAGATTAAGAGGGCAGCCGATTAGCAGGGGAACGGCATACAAGTTTTTGAATGCTGCGGCAAAGGAGTTCGGCTTAAGAGAAATTGGTACTCACACTTTAAGGAAGACATGGGGCTATCAATTATACAGACAAGATCCACATAATTTAGCGTTACTAATGGAAATGTACGGCCATGAGAAACCATCCGATACTTTGAGGTATATTGGCATCAATCAGGACATGATGGATGCGGCAATAATAAGGCTTCGATAAGGTGTTGAGTAATCCATAATCAGGTGAGTTTCTCACTCACTTTATAAGTAACGGAATAGAGTAACAGATTCAATGGCTCAAGCTATTTTAGTGAGTGATACAGAAAGTTAATTATGGTTCACTCCACAACCATATTTTAGGAGAATTTAGGGGTTTCTCGAGGAGGGTTTAAGTGAATATTTTTTATCAATTTTAAGGTGTCAAGCACACTCTCTTAGGAGTGTTTTTTTCGTGAGTGTGAAAACAAACTCAATTCACTTGGAGGTGGGTGTATGCCGTGTCTAGGAAGCCTAGTCCTAAGAGGTTAGAAGCATTAAAAATATGGCTTCAAAGTGGTAGAGAAAAGAAGTTAAAAGACATAGGTGAGGAGCTTGATATAAGCGCTGGCCAGATACGCAAGTGGAAATGTGAAGATCGATGGGATGAAATTCCCGATGATGGACCGAGAAGAGGCGCACCTTACCGAAATAAAAATGCTGTTGGCAATAAAGGCGGGGGAGCTCCTGCTAATAATCAGAATGCTTACAAGCATGGATTCTTCAGCAAGTGGATTCCTGATGATGATGAAATGAAGGAAATTTATCAAGCTGCCCGTGCAGGTATGAGTACACTGGATCTTCTATATGAAGACATTCTAATTAGCTTCACTAACTATATTCGTGCTCAAAAGCTTATGTACGTTAAAGATCAGGATGATATGACAAAAGAACTGAAGAAAGAGAAGTTCTTTAAAGAGAAAGTGGAAGTCACTGACGATGCCGGTAATATTCGCGAGGAGTTTGTTGAGACACAAGGGGAACGAGAATATGAAATACAGTTTGCCTGGGATAAGCAAGCAAAGCTTCTTACAGCGGGAGCGGCAGCTTCTCGTTCTTTAGTAAGCAAGATTAAACAGTATGAAGAAATGGTTAGATCTTTACCTCCAGAAGAAGTAAAAGAAGAGCATCGATTAAGAGTGGATAAGTTAAAAGCGGATATAAAAGCAGTAAATGCAAAGGCGTGGTAACATGGCAAAACATGCAATTATAAAATCATTTTATGCTTCAGAAGAGTGGACAAACCTTCGGTTGCAGTTGATTAATGAGCGGGGTAATAGATGTGAACACTGTAAAGAAATTATCCCGAAATCAAAAGATATTATAGGCCATCATACCATTGAGCTAACACCTGAAAACATTAATGATTATTCCATTAGCTTAAACCCTGAGAGAATAGAGCTTATTTGTTTTGATTGTCATAACAAGGAGCATAAGCGCTTCGGTTATCAATCAGAGAAAGAAGTATTCCTCATTTATGGGCCACCGATGAGTGGGAAGTCTTCCTACGTTAGAAACCACATGAAGCGTGGAGATATTGTGGTGGATATGGATCAACTGTATGCTGCTGTTTCTTACCTTCCTTATTACGATAAGCCTGACAATCTATTCAGCAATGTCATTGGGATTCACAACCTTTTGCTCGACAATATTAAAACCAGGTTAGGTAAGTGGGGCAACGCTTGGATTATCGGTGGGTACGCAGATAAGTACAAGCGAAACAGATTGGCAGATGATCTTGGTGCTGAACTTATCTTTTGCAATGTAAGTCAAGAGGAATGTCTTAGAAGGTTGGAAATAGATGAAGACAGGAAATACAGGAAAGATGAATGGAGTAAGTACATTATCAGATGGTTTGAAACTTACACAGAATAAAAAAGAAATATAATCCCCCCCGGTAAAAAATATTCTTAAAATTACCAAGGGACCGAAGGGGGGACTCATTTTTCATACACGCCTTAAATTTTGAAAATCGGTGGAGGTTCATTAAAACATGTCTAAAAAGGAGATTTATCAAAAAGAAGAGGAGAAGTTGACCGAGATTTTCGCTGAAGTCGAGGATTCGAAGAGGCGGCTGGTCGAGGGTCTTATTGAGGATGCTGCATTTTTAAAATCTGAAAATTTCGCCCTTAAAGAAACATTATCTGAAACAGGGATGGTTAATTTCCATCCACAGCAAAAACAGATGCAAAAACCTGTGGAAGCAGCCAAACAATATTTGAAAAACGTAAATAGCTATGCTGTAATTATTCGAACATTAAATGGTGTCCTTAATAAAAATATTTTGGATGATGAGGATGAATTGAGTGATTTCGAATGATATTACCAGATCCTCTTAAAGTTTCTCCCTATGAGTATGAAGGTACACATTCATTTTTATTAGAGTACATTGGCAAGTGCAAAATCGGTGAAATCCTGATTGGCCAAGAACTCATGCAAATGCTGGATGTTCTTCTTGGTCATTTTGATAACCCTGAAATAAAAGTTGACTATGAAGATGCCTATAAGAGGATAAAGTTTATAGAAACCAAATGCAAACATTTCGAAGCGCCATTTGCCGGAAAACCTTTTGTATTGGAGCTATTCCAAAAAGCTTTTACCGAAGCAATCTACATTTTTAAGATTTATGATGAAGAAATCGGACGTTGGGTGAGGCTTTATCAAGATGTTCTTTTTCTGGTTGCACGGAAAAATGGAAAAACCCCTTTAATCTCAGCACTGTGTCTTGCTGAGTTTTTTTGTGGAGAGTTGGGCACCAGGATTCTATGTTCAAGCAATGATTATGAGCAAGCAGACCTTATGTTTCAGGCGATCAACTCAATGAGGGAAGAAAGTAAATCACTCATGAATGTCACAAGGAGCAATATTAAGGGAATTTTCTTTGGCAATCCTAAAAAACCTAAAAAGACAGGTAAGTTCAGTTATAAAAATAAAGGAACAATAAAAAAAATATCAGCAAAGACAGGTGCTAAAGAAGGGAAAAATATTAAAGTGGGTGCAGTTGATGAGGTGCATGAATTAAAAGATAATTCTTCAACCATGCCTATTCGTCAGGCTGTCTCTACTCAGGATGAACCTCTTTATATTGAACTTACGACTGAGGGAATCGTAAATGATGGGTATTTGGATGAACGTATGCGGGAAGCCAGGCAAGTATTAAATGGAGAATTGGAAAGACCAAGATGGCTAATTTGGCTATATACCCAAGATAGCGAGCAAGAAATATGGAAGAATGAAAAATCTTGGGCAAAGTCCAATCCGGGCTTGGGAGTGATAAAGAAAAAAAGCTTTCTCAAGAAAATGGTAGAAGAAGCCAAGTCTAGTAAATCGATGCGCGTATTTGTTTTGTCAAAAGATTTTAATATAAAGCAAAATAATGCGAGCGCATGGTTGACGCCTGAAGACATTATTAATGAAGAGGAATTTGACTTGGAGGAATTACGGAATTGTTTTGGAATAGGTGCTGTCGACTTATCAAAATCAGGTGACTTGGCAAGCGCGAGAATTATTCTGATGAAGCCTGGTTCGCAGAAAAAGTATACCCTTCAAAAATATTTCATTCCTGAATCTAAATTGGAAACTTTGTCTAAGGAAGATAGAAAAAGGTTTGTGGAGTGGATTAGAAGTGGCCTGATTGATGTATCACCGGGAAATGAAAACGACTTTAGCCTTGTTACTGCCTGGTTTGTAAAACTGGTTAAAGAATACGGTATCCGTCCATACAAGATTGGTTATGATAAATGGTCGGCAATTTATTGGGCAAAGGAAATGGAGGAATACGGATTTGACCTGGTTAAAGTAAGTCAGCAGGATTGGGGTAGTATGTCAGAACCAATGCGTTTGGTGGAAGCGGATCTAAAAAGTAACCTAATCAATTACAGTAATAATCCGATCGATAAATTCTGTTTAGAAAATACAGCGCTTGATATGAATACAAAAATGGAAATGCGGCCGATTAAGGTACAGGGAAAAGAGGATAAGAAAATTGATGGCGCGGTGACCATCATAATTGGTTATAGGGTCTATATTGACAACCGTACTGAATTTTTATCATTAGTGGGGAGGTGATTAATTGGCTATTAGAAACTACTTTAAGAGCCTTTTTAACAAAGAACAAAGCAAAGAAATGCAATATGCAAAGATGCTAGATGGTCAAAGCCCAATATTCTCCCAGTTCGGCCAGAGTATTTATGCCTCCGACGTTGTACAAATGTGTATTGACGTTATTGCAACAGAATGTAGTAAGCTTCTACCAAAACATATTCGGACAGATCCTAATGGCATGCAGGCAAATGTAAAGAGCAGTATTAATAGACTCTTTAAATTTTCACCCAATGAGCTCATGACCACAAAGGATTTTATTGAAAAAGTCATCTGGCTCCTTTATATGAATTATAACTGTTTCATCTATCCCACGTATGAGATAAAACAAGATTCCAAAGGAAACCCCTATAAAGAATATACAGGGTTCTATCCACTAAATCCGACAGAAGTAGTCTTCCTTCAAGATGAGTCGTCCAAGCTTTTTGTAAAAATGTCATTTCCAAATAGTTCGAATTTCACACTTCCATATTCTGACATTATCCACTTGCGGAAAAAGTTTTCTGTAAATGACATCATGGGGGGCGGAATAGATGGGCAACCGGATAACGCTGCCTTGCTTAAAGTATTGAAAATAAATGATACACTTCTTCAAGGTGTTGAAAAGGCAGTAAAAACTAGCCTTTCAATCCGAGGGATATTAAAAGTCAACACTCTTCTTGATGATGAAAGTCAAAAAAAAGAGCGTGAAAAATTTGAAGCAAAAATAGCGAGCGGACAAACCGGGATTTTGCCTATGGATCTTAAAGGTGATTATGTGGATATTAAACCAGATCCCAAAATAATCGATAAAGATACTCTCGAATTTTTAGATAATAAGATTCTAAGAAACTATGGTGTCTCAGTTCCTATTATTAGTGGGAAATTTACAGATGAAGAATACCAAGCATTTTATGAAAAAGTATTGGAACCTTTAATTATTAGCTTTGGACAAGCGTTTTCTAAAACACTGTTTACACCTAGAGAACTTGATGTAGGTAATGAAATTGTATTTTATCAAAAAGATATGATGTATCTCAGTACATCAGCCAAATTGAATTTACTTAAAACTGCTGGTGAACAGGGACTGTTAACAGATAATCAAAAATTGGCTTTACTCGGTTATCCTCCGATAGAGGGAGGTGAGAAGAGAACTATGTCTCTTAACTATATTGATGTTAAGTTAGCAAATGCTTACCAAATGGGCAGGAAAGAAAATACGAAGGGAGGAGATGGAGATGAGTAAAACAAAGCATCTTCCTAAGAAAGATGAGCTCGTAAAACGAAACTTTGCCCTAGCTGATCTTCGGGCGGTTGATGATGGGAATTATATTGAAGGCCACCCAGCTATTTATGATCAGATGACAAATATCGGTGGTTGGTTCAATGAGGTTATCGAGCGAGGAGCATTTGATAGTTGTGATTTTGATGATGTATTGTTCAGCGTAAATCATGATCTAAGAAAGATACCCTTGGCTCGTAGCCGAAGAAATAACGGAAATTCCACCATGCAACTTCAAACAAATGAGAAAGGGCTGTATATCAGGGCAAATCTTGATATTGAAAATAATAGTGAAGCCAAATCACTTCATAGTGCTGTAAAAAGAGGAGACATTGATGGGATGTCTTTTATTTTTTATGTGAGCGATGAGAAGTGGGAGGATGTTGACAGTGATATGCCAACACGGCGTATTCAAAAAATAAAAAAAGTAATTGAAGTTAGCGCGGTCAATTTCCCTGCTTATTCAGGGACTGACATAAATGCTCGTGATCAAGCTGTATTGGATAATGCAGCAAAGGCATTGGAGAATGCCCGATCTCAGTTGGATAACTCGGACAGCGAGCTTGAAGTACTACAGTTAAGAAATAAAATTTTATTGAAATTAGAGGAGAGATAACATGAAAAAGAAATTATTGGCACTATTAGCAAAAAAAGAAGAAAGAAAGAAAGTACTGGCCGATAAGAATGCAAAAGCCGAAACAAAAGAAGAACTTCGCAGCATTTATGAAGAAATTGAAACGCTTAATGGGGAAATTGCCGAATTGCGTAGCATGATCGATGGATTGCCAGACGAGGAACCAAACCCAGATCCAAATCATGAATTCCAACATCGCAGCCATGAGCCAGGCGGGGATCCACAATTCAGAAGCCAGCCTGTTGGTGTAACTCAAGTATTAGGCACATATGGGGTCGGTTCTCAACAATCCCAACAACAGCAACAGCGTTCTGCAGATAAATATGATACACCTGAATATCGCTCTGCATTTATGGATTATGTTACAAAAGGTGTCAAATCAGAGAATCTAGAATTCCGTGCTGATGCAACTACAGGTACTGGAGACATTGGTGCGGTATTACCTACGACTATTCTTAATAAAATTGTAGAAAAATTAAAAGATCATGGACGTATTTGGGCGCGTGTTACAAAAACAAGCCTACAAGGTGGGGTTGAAATTCCACTTTCTAATGCAAAACCAGTTGCGACGTGGGTTGCTGCTGGTACCATGTCAGATAAACAGAAAAAGACAACAAGCGGGGCAATCACTTTTTCTTATCATAAACTTCAATGTCGAGTGGCAGTTGAATTAGTAGCTGGTACAGTGGCAATGCCCGTCTTTGAGCAAACTGTAACAGACAATATCTATGAGGCAATGATTGTTGCACTTGAGGAAGCTATTATCAATGGTTCCGGCACAGGTCAACCATTAGGAATTGCTGTTGATACTAACATTCCTGCAGCTCAAAAAGTGGAAGTTGCTGTTGCTGATTATAGTAAGTATGAAACTTGGACAACTCTTTTTGGTAAGCTGCCCCGTAAATATAGAAGTGGTGCAGTCTTAATTATGGCTGATGCAGATTGGACTAAATATATTGAAGGTATGGTGGATGCAAACGGTCAGCCTATCGCTCGTGTTACTTACGGACTTGATGGTACACAGCAAGAAAAATTACTTGGTAAAGAGGTATTAGCAATTGAGGATAACCTACCTTCAATTGATGATGCATTAACTGGAGAAGTTGTTGGTATCATTTGCAAATTGTCAGATTACATGATTAATAGCAATATGCAAATGACATTTAAACGATACTTTAACGAAGATACTGATGAGTGGATTAGCAAATCTACTTTGATTGCTGATGGTAAGCTTGCTGATCGAAATGGTGTTGTTCTAATCACGAAAAAAGCAACAGTATAAGGCGGTGGTCTAAGTGACCAATCAAGAGATCTTAATTGAATGTAAAAAAGGGCTTAACATTCCGGTTGAAAGCACATCGTTTGACTTATTGTTGAATCAGAAGCTACTAGCTGTAAAAATGTTTATGACGAATGCAGGAGTATCAGAGGAAGGTATTTCCACTGAACTTGCTGTGGGTGTGATTGTTATGGGAGTTTCAGACCTTTGGGAGTTAAAGTCAGGGGAAGTAAAGTTTTCTCCTGCTTTTTTTACTCTCGTAAATCAAATCGCGTTAGGATGATTTTATGAGATTTGATAGTATAGTTGATTTGATTGAAGTCAATTATAATCAGGATGAAATAGGTAATTCTATAGAAATCCTTAAAAAGCGAAGTACATTCGCCAAAAAGCAATCTGTGAAGCAGTCTGAATATTATCAGGCTGCTTCTTTAGGATTGAAGCCTGAGTTGGTATTCATCATTTGGACTCAAGAGTATCAAGGGGAACCGAAATTAGAATTTGCTGGTAAAATCTATGCGATTAATCGTACTTATGAGAGACCAGACGAAAAAATTGAATTGCACTGTGAGGCGAGAATCGGTGGTTAGTATTGATAATCTGACAAGTGAGATTATACAGCACTTAAGGATGTATGAGCAGGAGGTCCGTGAGGAAGTTGAAGTCTCAAAGGAAGAGGTTTCTAAGGAACTTGTTTCCCAACTAAAACAGCATCCCTCCCCGAAACTCACAGGTGATTATCGTAAAGGCTGGCGGGCGAAACGAGTGGGAAATAAATTTATTATCCACAACAAAACCGATTATCGGCTTACACACTTACTTGAAAATGGCCACGTAATGGCTGGTGGTGGTCGGGCTGAGGCCATTCCCCACATTAGGCCTGCAGAACTGGAGGCAATTTCAGAGTTTTTGAGAAGGATAGAAAGGGCGATTGAGGGACAATGACACTAGTTGAGTTTAAGAAAATACTTGATTTAGCAGGAATGCCTGTCACCTACTCACATTGGACAGAAACAATCGATAATCCTGTCCCTCCGCCTCCTTATATTTGCTATCTTGTGGATGAAAACCATAATATGATGGCTGATAACAAGGTTTATCACAAAATATCTGATGTAAATATCGAGCTTTACTCAATTAAAAAGGATTTGGCTGCTGAAGCAAAATTAGAAAAAGTCTTAGATGATCATGAGATTCCTTATGTATCGTCTGGGACTTTTATCGATTCTGAGAAGTTATTTCAAAAATTTTATGAAGTGAGGTTATTATAAATGGCAGAAAATAAAGTAGTTTTTGGTTTAAAAAATGCCCATTATGCCGTTATTACAGAAGGTGTTGATGGTACTTACACTTATGCTACACCAGTTAAACTCCCAGGTTCCACTGAATTAACCCTTGAACCAAAAGGAGAACAAACTGATTTTTATGCTGATGATATTTTATATTTCACAACATCCAGCAATCAAGGATACGATGCGACACTTACAGTTGCTAATATTACAGAAAAATTCCGTACTGATGTATTAGGAGAAGTTTTGGATGCAACGGATAAAGTGCTAACAGAAAACAATACAGCTAAACCAAAGAAGATTGCCCTTCTATTTGAATTTGATGGAGACGTAAAAGCAATTCGCCACGTTCTTTACAATTGTTCTGTTTCCCGTCCTGGTCTTGCATCTGCAACAAAAACTGAATCCTCAGAACCTGGAACATCTGAATTGACTCTTGTAGCAGCACCACGTCCAGAAGATGGGGTTGTAAAACGATCTACTACAGCTGAAACAACTGCAGCTGTTTATGATGCTTGGTACACAACGGTATATGAAAAAGTAACAACACCATAAGGAGTGGATAGCAAATGGAAAAGACAATTCAAATAGACGGTAAAGACGTTAGATTAAAAAGCACTGCAGCTACTCCATATCGATTTAAAGCTCAATTTAATAAAGATTATATTGCTGAGATTGCAAAGCTTCATAAACTCGGAAAGATCGATATTAAAAAGGATGGAGAGCCAAACTTCGAACTAATTGAACAGATGGATTTTGAAGTTTTTTATAACATTGTTTGGTGTATGGCCAAGACTGCAGACAAATCCATTCCAGAACCACTAACCTGGTTAGATGATTTCGAGGAATTTCCACTGTTCGATATCCTTCCACAAATTCAAGATATGTTAGCTATAACTATCCAAGGTAAAAAAAAATAAATAACTCAAATGAAGGAACGGGGCAGGGTGGAGCATTTTCAACTGATACGTTCCTTGTTTTATGTAAAAAAGTCGGTCTTTCTAAAGAAGATTTAGAAGATATGACAATAGGTATGTGCCTGGATTACATCGATGAATACATCGAAATGAATAAGCCTGCTAATGAAAAGAAGAGGAAGGCAAGTCAAAAAGATTTCGACTCCTTTTAGAAGTGAGGTGAGAATATGGCGAGTAGTAGAATTAGAGGGATTACGGTTGAGATTGGCGGGGATACAGTCGGCTTGCAGAGTGCTCTTAGGGATGTTAATAGGCGCACGAAAGATCTGCAGACCGAACTAAAGGACGTTGAACGCCTGCTTAAATTTGATCCTAACAATGCTGAATTACTGGCTCAACGGCAACAACTCCTTTCACAACAAATTGAAGCAACAACAGATAAATTAAATCAGCTAAGACAAGCAGAAGCACAGGTACAAGCACAATTTGAACGCGGGGAAATCGGAGAAGAACAATATCGTGGTTTCCGTCGGGAGTTACAGCAAACAGAACAGCAATTACAAAGCTATCAGCAGTCGCTTGTAGATATGGATAGAGAGCAAGAGAGAGTTGGACAAGGTACTAGGCAATTAAGTGCATTTTTTGAAGCCACAGGAACCTCTGTACAAGATTATGCAAATGTCATAGGCAACCGTTTAGTTACAGCAATCGGAAATGGCACAGCGACAGCTAGAGACTTAGAATATGCTTTTCAACGAATTGGCAGGGAAGCAATTGGTGCAGAGGGGGATATTGAACGTCTACGAACCACTCTTGCATCTGTGGACGATGGAAACTCTTTTGAAAATATCCGTAATGACTTACGACAATTGCAAACAGAAGCTGACCAAACAGGCGAAGCTGTGGAAGGCATTGGAATTGAACTTGAAAATGTTGCTGGTGCTCTTGTTGCTGGTGGAGGAATTGCAGGAGTACTTGAACAAGCCCTTGATATGTCGTCATTAGACACGCAAATTGATATTACACTTAATATTCCAGAAGAGTCTAAACAAGCAGTCAAATATGCGATTAGAGGAATTGAAGCATATGGCCTTGAAACCGAAGAAGCGTTCGAAGGTGTCCGTCGTCAATGGGTGCTTAATAAGGACGCAAGTGACGCGGCGAATACAACCATTGCTAAAGGCGCAGCCGCAATAAGTAAAGCGTATTCCGATATCGATTTTATAGAGTTGATCCAAGAAGTAAATGAAATCGGTAAGGAATTAAAGATTAATGACGACCAAGCATTGTCTTTGGTTGACACTTTACTTAAAGTCGGTTTCCCTCCCGACCAATTAGATATTATTGCTGAATATGGAGCACAGCTCCAACGCGCCGGCTATGATGCAACAGAAATACAAGGTATTTTTGCCGCAGGCGTTGAGACTGGCACTTGGAATATAGACGTACTTTTAGATGGTCTAAAGGAAGGTCGTATCGTATTAGCTGAATTTGGAACAGGTGTGGATGATTCTACTAAAGAGTTGATTAAAGGGACAAGCATTTCGGCAGGGGAATTACAAAAATGGGGAAAAGCTATTGCAGAAGGTGGAGAAAAGGGGAAAACAGCTTATACCGAAGTTGCAAAAGCTGTCGCCTCAATTGATGACCAAACGAAACGTAATCAGGTTGGAGTTAAGCTATTCGGTACACTCTACGAAGAGAACGGCGAGAAGATAACACAATCAATCCTGAATGCTGAAAATCAAACGAAATCATTAGATGAGATGATGAATGGTTTATATGAAACAATGGGAAAAACCAATGCTGATCCAATGGTTGAACTCCAGCAGGCACTTGCTAATTTAAAGATCGCTTTAGAACCACTTCTTTTAATGATCACTTCATTTATTTCTATAATTGCTGAATGGGCTGCAAGTAACCCTCAACTTGTTGCTACAATAGTCGCAATTGGAACAACTCTAGGCATACTCATAGGTATCATAATGGCTTTAGCGCCTATTGTAACAGGTATAGTTGCACTCATGACTCAATTCAGTCTATCTTTAGGAGCTATTTTAACACCAGTAGGTATTGCTATTGGTGCAATTGCCGCACTTGTAGCCGCAGGAGTTCTTCTTTATCAAAACTGGGAAACAGTGAAAAACTTTGCCCTTTCAATTTGGTCAATGATAGGTGAACATTTCGGTGGAGTTTTTGAACAAATAAAAGGCTACGTACTTGCTGGGATGCAATTTGTTCAATCTACAATTCAATCAATCCTTTCAGAAGCAGTTGCATTTGCTCAAGGATTACTTGATAGTTTTTCTGCATTTTGGAAGGAAAACGGCGACCAAATTACTTCGATAGTAAAAGGCGCGATGTCTTTAGTAGCCTCATTAATATCCGGAAATCTTCAATATGTGAAGGGATTATTCCAAGTAATCATGCCTATAATTTCCGGGGTGGTTAAAATCGCCTGGGGAATCATCTCTGGAGTAACGAAATCAACCGTTGATCTAATTTTAGGCATAATACAATTTTTTCTAAAAATATTCCAGGGCGACTGGGAAGGCGCCTTTAAAACTGTGGCTGAAACGGCTTCGAAGATTATGAGAAATATCGTTAGCACCTTTCAAGATATTGACCTATTACAAATAGGAAAAGACATTGTTAGTGGTCTAATTAATGGTATTTCTTCAATGGCCGACGGAGTATGGGATGCGGTAAAATCAATCGGTAATTCCATCAAAGATGTTTTCACCAGCATGTTTGATATAAACTCTCCATCCCGTGTTTTCGAGGGTTATGGTGTTAACTTAAACGAAGGACTTGTGAAAGGGATTCAGCAGTCCTCCAGGCAGTTAAAAAATGCTGTAAATAACACATATGGAAGCATATCTGATAGTGCCGGTAAAATGATGGATGTTAATCAGTCATCATACAGAGTTAGATCAATCAAATCAGATTCAAATAATCAACATCCCGCATCCAAAACTAAACAGCCTTTAATTGTTCAATTAGTCCTCCAAGATGGAAGATTACTAGCAGAACACTTGGTTGATGATATAACCGAAATGCAAGATTTCAAAAAATATAGATTTGCATAGAAAGGGGGTAGCTAAATGCTGCTTTCTTTTTCTTTTAACGGAGAAATAAAGCCATATTTAAAATGTGAAAGGGGAAAAAGAAGGTCTGCTTTCGCACCTATCACTCGCAATCTCCTTTCCATACCGGGATTGGCTGGCGCATTACTGGAGAGCACGGATACACAGGTAAGAGTAATTCAGCAGCCTATTTTTTTCGAGGGAGTAGACAGATTTGATGTTCGGAAGTTAGAAGAGGACATGGCGGCATGGCTTATCACGGATCAACCAGTTGAGCTTATTTTTCCGGATGAGCTAGACAGGGTATATTACGCTGTTGTTGATGGTTCATTAGATATTGAAGATATAGTAAACTTTGGACGCGGTGTAATCACCTTCATCTGCCCGGATCCGTACAAGTATGGACCTATTGAAACGCCGGGTCCCGTCACTGATTTCTCCTTACCAGTAGTTTTTACAAACAAAGGGAGAGTCCCCACACCTCCTAATATTAAAGTGTGGTTAAAGAATGATACTACGTTCTTAGATATCATTGGCAATGAAGATTATATGAGAATTGGCCGGCCGGTTAATATCGATGAGTTTGCAGTTGCAGAGCGTGAATTAGTTCTTCATGATACCATGTCCACTACTACCGGATGGGGTGATGCCCTGAGTTCTGACATAGACGGTGGGGTTGTTGTCGGTACCATGATAAGTGATGGAACAAAATTCATTGCCTCTTCCTTCGGTACAGGTACTACATGGCATGGTCCCGCAAAAATAAAATCACTCGGTCAGGAACTATCTGATTTCGATGTAGAGGTGCAGCCGATTCTTGATAATGATGATTTAACCAAAATTGGGCGANACTGGAATACATAACTTTAACGGGTTACTGCAGATCACTAAAAAGGGTAATAAGTGGACTGCTTATGTTTGTAAATTCATAGATGGCGACCGTAATAACCGTACTTCCAGAAAGTTAGTGGAATGGGAAGACAGCGATAACCAATTCTCTCGTAAAGTGGCCCATGTAGTTGTTCATATCGGAGCCAATGGGACAGTAACTCCATCCAGAATGAGTATTCAGGATTTAAGGGTGTACAAGATTAACCAATTGACTCAGAATCAAATCCCTTATATCGGGGGAGCGGGTGATGTATTTGAATTTAATATGGAAGCCAGCCTAATCCTCAAGAATGGGGATTTTTTTATGCGTAAAGATTTTGGAGCACGTTTTTTTCACCTACAAAAAGGGGATAACGAATTAGTTTTTAATCCTCCTGATGTAATTGAAAAGGTTGAAGGAGAATGGAGGCAAAGATTTAAATGATTCATATTCTGCACCATCAGAAAGATGAAATTATAGGCTGGATCAGCAGAGTGAAGCAGGACAGTCATAAGAATTCCATTCAAAATGAAGAAAGCTATGATTTTATTGCATCTGTGAACGAATTAGCCATTGACAAAATCTCAAGTCGTTCCCGTATTCTCATCCAGGGAGAAGAAGGGGATTTCCGAGAATTCATTGTAGATTATATTCATGAAAGAACTGCATCAATGGAGAAGCAAGTCTATACAAAGGGTTCTTTCTATGACATCCGTAAATTGAAAATTATTAAACCGCAGACTCTCGATGCTCAGACAATCCAAACAGCCGCAGGATTAGTGTTATACGGCCTTCCTTGGGAAGTGGGAATTGTGGAATATAGCGGTATTCGCAAATGGGTAATTGATAAGCATTTAGATGCTTATGAAGCTTTAAAAGCAATTGCCTCTTTATTTGAGTGTGAAATCCGATTTCGTGTAAAGGTTAACGGAGATACAATCACTGGCCGATATGTTGACTTCATCAAGCGCCAAGGTTTAAACAGGGGAAAAGAAACGGTTTTCGGAAAAGACTTAATCAACATTACCCGAAAAGTTCTCCCTGAAAGAATTGTCACTGCTCTGCATTGCTTAGGTCCGGAAAAACAGGATGGGACCAGGCTTGAGGTTATTGTCACAGATGATGCTGCTTATCAGAATTGGAATTGGAAAGGCCACCACTTAATAGAAAAGTATGAGCCAGAATCATCCGATCAGGACATGACAATGGAAAGACTAACCCAGCTGGGGGAAGCGGAGCTGAAGAAAAGGATTACTGCAGCAGTAGAGTATGAAGTGGATGCAGCAAGCCTTGAACATATATACGGTTACGAACATGAAATCGTTCGTCTTGGTGATGGCGACCGAATTAAAGATGAGCATTTTAACCCTCCGATGTACTTGGACTCGAGGGTTATTTTTGTTGATCGTTCCGTTTTTGTTGAATCTAGAAAGACCTTCAAACTTGGTGAGGTCATTGAGTATAAAAAAGAAGACGTCATGAAAACTTGGCGGGATCTGCAGGATCTCTATGCAACAAAGGTCATAAAATCACCTACACCTCCTGTTGGAAAACCTAATGTTATTTGGATTAAAAATGGTGGTTCGTCAGAAGTAGCGTATACCTGGGATGTTGGACTACAGAAGTGGATAGCATTAAGTGGTAGCTATACATGGTATATGTTCGCCGATGATGCGAGTGGAGCCAACATGAGTTCTAACCCTACAGGTAAGAAATATATAGGAATTTCGTATAATCAGACAGAAGAAACCCCATCATTAGATCCTACAGATTATACTTGGGCTCTATTCCAAGGACCTCAGGGTGTTCAGGGACCAACTGGAGATGACGGACAACCGACTTTTACCTGGGTAAAATATGCCGATGACTCTAATGGAACCAATATGTCGGACGACTCTACAGGTAAGAAATATATTGGTTTCGCCACTAATAAATCGACAATTGTAGAAGGTAATAATCCTGCAGATTATACATGGACTTTAATACAAGGTCCAAAGGGCGATGAAGGTGAACCTGGACAACCGGGTGACGACGGTCAAACTTCATATTTTCATACCGCCTGGGCTAACAACTCAACGGGAACGGTAGGATTCTCCACCACCGATCCAACCGGAAGAACGTATATAGGTACTTATACAGACTTCACTGTTAATGATTCAAACGATCCAACTAAATATACATGGGCGTTATATCAAGGACCACAGGGTCCAACCGGTGATGATGGACCACAAGGACCAACAGGACCTCAAGGAATCCCAGGAGGTCATAATCTTTGTGAAAATGGACATTTTGAAGATGACACTGTGGGGCAAATTCCTAAATATTGGCAAAGTGGTTCAGCAGGGATTGTGGAAAGTGTTGGTGGAAGCGGTTCATCAAAGTCTTTATCAACTACTGCTAACGCCACTACTAACCGAAATTCATATGTTAGTAACTTAATCTCAGTCACCCCTGGTCAGAAATTTTATGTGACAGCTGAGGGTCGTTATTTAAACACTGTTGGAACAGGATTAGGTCGTATCGGTTTTAGAAGATATTCTGCCACAAAGGTAGCACTAAGTAATCACGATCCAGTTGTTACATGGAACACTAAATCAGTCACTTATTCAACTCTTAATGGAGTTTACACTGTTCCATCTGGATGTTACTACCTTCAAATTTGGGTACAATTTAGCACGAATGGTGAAACAACTAATAAGTTCTATATTGATAACATTCATGTCAATAGAATGATAGGAGAGGAACTGATTATTCCCGGATCGATAACGGTTGATCATATAAAATCATTACTGGGATTAAACATAAATGATAAGTTTATTGTCGATGATCAAGGAAATCCGTATTTCGCCGGAGAGTTAGTTGGTGCATCGGGGACATTCACAGGTAAGATCTCCACAGTAGGAGCAAACGGTAAGGTCACAATCGAAAATGATACTATAAAGTCTGAAAATGGTGATTGGTATGTAATGATGACTGGACATCAGTTAGAAGCATTTATAGGTGCTTTTACCAGCGCAAAAATAAATGGTAATGGTCTTTTTATAAAGACTATTGATGAGGACCAAAAAGGTGGATCTGTAACTGGTAGTGTCACTAATGGAGTCACTCATATAGACATCTATGCCGATAATTATGTTAGATTCTTAGCTTATGGGTCCGAGAAAGCAAGAGTAATAGACACTGGTATTGCTTTAGAAGATAACTGTATTATTTCAACAGCCGACCGTGGATGGATCGCTCCAACACTTTTAAACGGAGTTACTAACCAGGGTGGTGGACTAAGAACTATAGGGTTTTATCGAGATGCGTTAGGATATGTTAGAATACGTGGGTTCCTAAAAGGGGTTACTGACGGAAAACATATCTTCACATTACCTGTGGGATATCGTCCAAATGAAGCTGAAACCATAAACTGTTGGAGTAACAACTCCGTAGGAAGTGGACGTGTCACGGTAAATACTGATGGTAGGGTCATAGCCACAATTTCAGGAGATTGGTTAGCATTTTCATATGGACTTTTCATGGCAGAACAATGATAGGAGGTTTATGTAAGTGTTAATTCAAGCGAATCGAATTGATTCAGACGGGTTCATAATAGAGCCCGTTATTGTTTTGCTTACAGATGTCTTACAGAGCGATGTTATTTCAGTCTCTGTCCCTGAAGGTACTTATATTCCCAAGTGGACCGGGAGCGAATGGATTGAGGGAGCCACTGAAGAGTATAAAAATGCAGTGGACAACCCTCAGAGTGATCCCTCGGAATTAGAGGTATTAAGGCAGGAAAACACCTTATTAAAAGCACAGGTGCAAGCATCTTCAGATAGATCGGACTTTCAGGAGGAGCTCATTTCCGAAATGGCGATGCTAGTCTACCCATGATAGTCCGATTTTTAATAGATAAAATACTAATTTACTTAGGAGATGAGATTATGATGGCAATGTTTTTTGCACAGAGAGTGATTTTAGGAAAGACTGCATTTGAGGATGTTCCAGAATCATTAAAGCCGGCAACATACGAGCACCTTGTAGATAGTGGTGTAGAGTTTTTGGCTGGGGATTATCAACCTCCTTCATCCTAATTAATAGAAAGATATTAAGCCTTCAAGGGGGGATTGTGAGTGACACAGGAGGCGACAGCAGTGGATATTTGGCAAGAGTCAGTTCGAAAAGATATAGATGATATGAAAGGTGATATTCGCCGGCTGCAAGATAAAACATTACTACAAGATCAATCCATTCAGAATATCCAGGGAGATCTAAAAGAGATTAAAGAGGATACCAAGTGGCTTAAGCGCACAATTACAGCAGCATTAATTACAGCTGTTTGCACAGGAGTAATTGGTGGCGGCATAGCAATTATTTTCACAGTATTCAAAGGAGGACAATAATATGAAAAAAGATGTATTCACTTTACTAGGAGGGTTCCTTACGGCCCTTCTTTTCTTTTTTGGCACAATCGGTATCTCATTTGATTGGTTTACTACGGAAAGTATCAATGCCTTTGTTCTTGTTGTATCAGCATTTGTTGCTTTGGTTGTTAATCTGTATGCCGTTTGGAAGAACACTTATGTTGGTGGAAAGCTTAAAGAAATTGCTTTGAAAGCTTTAGGCATAACTAAGAAATAAGCTGCCCTTACGGGTGGCTTTTATTATTGAAAGGAGAATTCACATGACCAAAATAATCGAGTGGGATAAAGGGCATGGAGGAATTGATCCAGGAGCAATAGGTAATGGGCTCCTGGAAAAGGTGTTAACCCACAAAATTGTTGAGTATGCCATGGCTTATTTGTCAGCAAACTACACAGGTTTTAAACAGAGTGCAACCAGGAAGGGAGATCAAACCCTGTCGTTAAATCAGAGAACAGACAAGGCTAATAGAGAAGATGCTGATGTATTAGTTAGTGTCCATATTAATTCTTTAAGTTCTTCTTCGAAAGGGTTCGAAACCTTTATATATAACAGAAATGTTGGTGATGCAACAATAGCATTCCAGAACATTTTACATGCTGAAATTTTGGCTGCCATGAGGGAATTCGGTGAGATTGATGATAGAGGAAAGAAAAGAGGAAACCTTCACATGGTCCGTGAAAGCAAGATGGTAGCTTGCTTAACAGAAAATCTTTTTATCAGCAATCCAGCAGAAGCAAAGTTACTGAAAGATGAGGCGTTTTTAAAAGCAGTGGGTGAAGCTCATGCGCGCGGAGTTGCAAAGTTTTTAAAATTACCAGCTAAGAAAAAGCCAGTTCAAAAACCCGAAACAAAACCAAAGGAGGAAGAAATCGTGGAAGACGGCGTATATTGGGACGGGAAAAAGATGGCTAAAGGGCAGATCGGACGTGTAATCATCCTTAAAAGCCTGCCGTTATGGTCACCAGAAAAGAAGAAACACCGTGCTTTAAGTGTAGGGGATGTTATCACTGTGTATAGAATTAATGAAACCGATAACTACAAATACGAAGTTGGCGGCGGTTACACAGTGTCTAATGTGAATGGGTATGTTAAGTACGAACAGGTCCCAGATGATTTAAATGAAGCAAATGAAGCTTTTTATAATGGATAAATTAAAAGCCCTTCTTAATGGAGAGGGGCTTGGCTATTTAAACAGTTATATATTATTATATTTTTAGATAGGAGTTGGCTTATGTGGAAGCAATTTTGTTTGCGATTTTATTTACCATACCAGGCCTAATGGTTAGAAATATTGAAAAAAGGCTGTACACTAAAACCAAGGAAACTGATTCTGATTTTATTAAACAATATAATTTTTTTATAGATAGTGCTTTCATTTATTTTATAGGGTTATTGGTGTATCAAATCTTTCTTCAAACGCCGGTAGTTAATCTATTTAAAGAAATTAAGTTAAACGGTATTTTTTTTGAGGAGCATGATATAATGCTCTTCATCTTGTATTTTTTTTGGTCAATAATAATCTGTATCCCCTATGCCAAAGTAAAACGCCACATAGTTGAATTATTATTTTTAGGTATTTCTAATAAATTTAGATCTAAAAATAATATGCCTCTAGAAACGAATTTTTCAAGTGTGTGGGATGAATTATTTGAAAACCCCAAATCCCCTATTAAGGATGACGAAATTATTTTAATCGAAAAAGACGGTGTACTTATATCTCAAGGGTATATTAAAAGGTACTCCCCACCACACTTGAGCAGAAGAGAATTTCTTTTAGAACAATCTTCGGAAGTAAAAGCATTTTTGGATTCTGACGAAAAGTGTGAAAGTGAAGATGAAAAACTACTAAATGTCGTTAAAATGGAGTATTATGATACTCAAACAGGGATTACAGTTAAGTTTTTAGATACTACAAAATTGGTCAATTATATTGAAAGTACCAACAGTTAATTATTTTCTTGGTGGAGGGGTAGCTCCTATCCTTGGTGTTTGACTTGTTTGGGGCCCCCTTGTCCCTGGTTCGTTTCTTATGTCTGGAACTTTTGGGGTATTTACAATTATGTTAGATGGCTTCATTTTGTGCTCCTAATATTTGGACTAACATTTAGTAGTTTTCCTTTTTAATAATAATAGAAAAGATTTTCAAATAAAAGCCCTTCTCAATGGAGATGGGCTTTTTTGAGTTAGAACGGTAAATTATCTTCCGGCAGAAAAGGCTTTATTTCTCTAACTATATGCGTTATATCGTTTTTCTCATTCCAGGTCACTTTTTCAATAATCGTTTCCCTTTGACCAGTTTCGCGTTTTTGCTGCTGGATCCATTCATAGGCAACAACAGCCACTGCAAAATCCGGGTCCTTTTTAAATTCACTGTCTCTTACATAGAATTCTCCGTTTCTAAATCCGCGGTTTCCTTCCACATTAAGGATTGTTTGGATAACCACCTTCACAATTTCCACTTCCATTCATTTTAATTAGAAATTCAGCCTCACGGAAATAATTATACGAAAATATGTTCGTAATTACTATTGAAAATAGAATATGTGTTCGTATATAATTTTAGAAAAGGAGGTTCAACTGATGAATGGTCTTTTATTAAGGGCTCAAGAGTCCGGGGAGCAGATAGAAATGATATACCAGAATGGTACTGGTGAGATCAGTCAGAGAGTAGTAAAAATATTAGAGGTCCAGTCTGATTCCATTAAAGCATTTTGTTTCCTTCGGAAAATGCCCAGAGTCTTCAGGAGAGATAACATTTTATCAATTGGACCGATGAGAAAGCACAGAAAAGGGGCGTAATGAATGTATTATTATGAGGAAAATAGGTTATCCCGGGCAGAACGGGTTAAAAGAACCGAAGAAGAAATTGTAAATATTATTAAACAGCATATTTCAAAGTTTGGTTATTCCCCAAGCGTTAGGGAAATCGCCAAAAAAGCTAGTGTCAGTTCAACTCAAACAATTATGACGTATTTACGTCGTCTAAGAGGTAAAGGGATTATTGACTGGGCTCCTAAGCAACAAAGAACAATAAGGTTAATTGAACAAGAAGAAGGCCTCTGCTAATATGGCGGAGGCTTTTTATTCATCTACCCTAATCCATATTTCTCGGAAGTCCATCTGCAATTCCTCGGATATCCGATAAAGAATAGGAAAGGATGGGAGGGCGTGGTTGTTCACAATGGCACTCATGCCTGCCTGACTCAAACCTATCTTTTTTGCAAAATCTCCCTGTCTAATCTCACGCTCTGCAAATATCACCCTTAATCTGCATTTAAACTTCAATTCGACCACCTCGATAAAATCAATTCTTCATTGAATATTTCAATTCCTTTAATTTTTTTCAGGTAGACAAGATATAACGGACAAACAGCCCTACATATCTTTTACCATTCACCAAATCCTTCACCCTATTATTCGTTTCAGGCATTCGTTCTTAAATTCGTAACATGAACAACTAAGCGAAACCTTTAAATTCAGTTACGGCAGTTGTTCCCATATTATTTTCACAATGCGTTGTTGGCTTAACTATTACTACGTAATATCCAAAGGAGGGGTGGCGTTGTTTTTCGAGATTTTCACTACAACTTTAATGGGGAGTTTAGCCGGGTATTCTTATCTTAAAAAATCAGGGATTTCTAATGATGCTGATAAAATTCAGAGGATATTCAATAATGCCGGTATGACTATCAGGGAGAACGGTAAGGTGAAAACTATCCGATTGCAGCGCAAGAGAAAAATTGAAGGAGGAATGGAGTATGTTTATCAGTTGCCATTGGGAATGTCATCGAAAGACATCATTGATAAAAAACATCTGCTGCAAGATGGACTTAATGTAAAAGATAAGCTTTTCCAATTAAGTATTAAGGGTCTTTTCACAATCAAATGGGATAAAACAGTTATCAAACAGCTAAAAGATCTGGCTGAAACTAAATCCACTCAAAAGGAAATTGATATCGAGTTTGATGGCATGCTGAAAGTAAAGGTATTTAATGAAAGAATGAAAGATCACTATGGATGGGATAAAAGTTATTTAAAGCTCGGAACTTGGTCAATATCCATCGGAAACACCCGTCATGGAATCGTTAGACATGATTTTGATGAACATAAACACTTAATTATTGCTGGTGCAACAGGATATGGGAAAAGTGCAATTCTAAAGTTAATAGTTACCTCATTAATACTGCAACAAAAAGAAAACGTCAATTTACATCTTATTGACCTAAAAGGGGGATCTGCATTTCAAAGATTTAAAAACTTAAAGCAAACTGTCAGTTTTACTCGGGATCCAAAAGAGGCAAAAGAAATTTTGAAGAATGTCCAAAAAGAAATGAATAATTGTTATCAAGAAATTGTCGATGAGGGTTTTGAAGATATAAAAGAGTCAGGAAGAAAAGAACGCCATTTTATTATTATTGATGAAGCAGCAGACATTGCAGATGATCAATCTTGTATGGAAATTGTAACAGATATCGCAAGGCGTGGAAGGGGCGCCGGTTACTATTTAATCTATAGCACCCAGTACCCTTCTAGCCAATCCATCCCACAGCAGACAAAAAGAAATATCCCTTCCCGGTTGTGCTTTGTATTAGATGACGCCACAGCTTCACAAACTGCACTTGGTCAAACAGGAGCTGAAGATCTGCCACTTTTACCAGGACGCGGGATTTATAAAAATGTTAAAAGCCAGGTAGTTCAGACCCCTTATATCAGCAATAAAGAAATTCAGAAGCAAATTGAACCTCATATAATTTTCAAACCTGTGAAGGAGGATGAACATAAACATGAAGGACAAAAAAAGGGAGGAAGCAATACTTTTAAGCTTACGCCGATGTGATTATTTAACAAGAGAGCAATTGCAAAAAATGCACAACCTTGGTCAGACTCGAAATGCACAAAGAATCTTATATAGCATGTCTGAATATGTGTCATCCTTCACTGATGAAAAAAAGAAAATTTATTACCTCAATGCTGAGGGTAGAGAACGTGTCCAGGCGGAAAAAGTGCGAAAAAAGACAGCAATGGTAACTCACTATTTAATGAGGAATGATTTATTCATTATAAAAGGAAGGCCTTCAACATGGGAGAATGAAGTCAAGATAGAATTACCAGGAACAAAAACATCAATTATTGCTGACGCTGCTTATACTTTTAATAAAATTCATTGTTTCGTAGAAGTGGACTATAAGCAGTCCATGAGAAAGAATGCAGCTAAAATCAAAAAATATCAACAATTATCCACAATTAATCCACAATTTAATCTCATTTGGGTAACTACTACACATTACAGAAAAAATAAAATAGAATCGCTTTGTGCTGAATTGAATTACAAAGCCTATTTATGGGAGGACTTAAAATGAGGGCCCAATCAATGTCAATTCGTGAGTTTATGGCTGGGGATTATAAAAAGGAGAAGAAACATAAAAGATACGGGTCAATCGCTAGAAGGGTCGGGACTTCAATTGCAATTCCAATGATCTTGGCAAAACCGGCTTTTGCATCTACAACCCTTGATGCAGTTCCTGTTACTGCAAAGGAATGGATGGGGGAACAAACGTTATCAGCCCTGGCACATGTCCTTGATCCAGTTGTTGATATACTGGTTGCACTTAGTTTTCCGGTAGCATCAGTTATTATCGTTGGCGCGTGCTTCTTTTTTATGCTAGGCAATTCAGAAAGAGCTTGGAGTACTATAACCAATGCAAGTTTGGGTTATGTCTTGATCCAGGTATCTCCATTAATTTTAAATGTGTTAAAGCAAGTGGGAAATGCAGTGTAA